CTCATGCGCACCGAAGGCAGACGCCGCAGAACGGCCGCCGCCTCGATGAGCCGTTCCTCAACCATGGCAGGGGTCCAGTCATTCATGCGTGGCCTCCTGTCGTTTGTGATTGTCGCCGTAGAGTTTCTCGCCGAGTTGGCGGATCAGTTCGCGCTCGGGCCAGGTTAGCCGCTCGTCGTTTTTCTCGACCACCAATACGCCTTGCTCGCGCCAGCCATCGCGCTTGACCTGCTCGGGCGGACGACGCGCACCGCCGTAACCTCGCGGCGCCCATCTCATCGGGTGACCTCATGCAAGACAGCGGCGTAGCCCGCGATATCGAGGATCGAATCCTGGTGCCTGGGATCGTGCGCGAGGCGCGTGAGCTTCAGGTCTATCAGGCACAGCACGGCCTGCGCCGGCGTCACGGGGTGCCCGAGTGTGATCGACCAGCGCTTCGCCAGGAGCTCCATCGCCTTTGACGGCGCGCCGTAAGCAGCACTGCGGTCGGCCACGACCTCGGCCGCATGGTTGAGCATGGCCTTCCCGCTCATCGCAGGCCTCCGTTCGTTTCCGTGACCCACAGCAGGATGGCGAGCGCGTCTGCTTCGTTGTCGTCGCCGGGATCGAACCCGCGAGCGCGGATCGCGGCTATGACGGCCGCCTTGTCGGCATTGCCCTTGCCGCATAGGCACCGTTTCCATGTCCCCACGGGCACGCCTGCGTAAGGCACCCCGCGCAACTCGGCCCATGTCGTCAGCGTCGCGATGAGACCCCCAAACACGTGCGCCGCGTCAGTGCCGGCGTGACGACGCACCTCCTCGAACCAGATGGCGGCGATCGGACCGGACAGCCGGTCGAGCTCCGTCAGCCAGTTGGTGAAGCGCAGGTAGCGCATGCCGCCGCCGTCATAGCGGTTCGGGCGGAACGAGACCGTGCCGCTGGCAATCGTGCCGTCGCCGGTCCGCAGTGCCCAGCCGGTGGTGGTGCCCAGGTCGAGGGCCAAGAGGGCGCCGCCGGGCGTCGGTAGTGGCATGGTCGCCGGCGCGCTTGCTTCGCTGGCAGGTAAAGTCAGAGTCGTCGCAGCCATGATGATCTCCGTTGAGGGGATGGTCGTGGTCAGGACGGCGACGGCTTGGTTCTTGACGGAGCTGGCCGTCGTCGTCCGGTTCTTTGGTTTGGGCTGCGTCAGGCGGCCCGGTCGCCTGCGGAGCGCGCATCACGGCACGTCCTCCAGCCAGGCGGGCGGATTTGGGATCGGTGAATGTCCGCCCTGACATTCACCGGGATATTCACCGTCGGAAACCCTCGAGTTTCCTGGGTCCGGTGAATGTCGTGAATGTGGTGAATGTTTTCCCGTGGTCTCCTTCACAGGCGCGCGCGCGTCCGCACATGTGTAAGGGTTAGAAAAACATTCACGACATTCACCGGATTGGCCGGAGACCAATCTTTCCATAGGTTTAGGCTCGTGAATGTTGCTGTAAGAACATTCACCAACATTCACGACATTCACGGGCTCGGCCGGCTTCGGTGAATGTTGTGAATGTTCATCCGTGCCTGTTTTTTCATCTAAGACGAGACGCCACCGCTGTGCCCCTTGATAGGTGCCAGAGGCTTCGATGCGGACGACGGCTTGGCGCAGCCTGAACATGCGGTCGCGCATGCGTCCCAAGGCCTTCCCTAGCCGGATGCGTTGCGACCGGTCATTGCCGAACCCCAGCGGCAGCGGCGGTTCGCTCACCTGCGCCAACTCATAGAGATCGCTCGTGCTGACCTCCGCCGTCCCGAACCGGTCCCACCAGGCCGACACGAAGCTGCGCCAGACGGCGCCCTCGCCATCGGACGCCTCCATCATCTCGTCGAGATTGCCGAGGAAGCCGTCGATGCCGGCGACCTCGAGCACACCGCCCAGCGTCTGCGCCCAGGACTCGTAACTGCCGATGCTGCGTGTGCCCTGCGGCCGTCCGGCAGCGATCCAGGCACGGCAGAGGATGAGGCAGGCGGCGACGAGACGGGCGCGATTGGTGCGTACCCAGATCATCAGATCGGGGTGGCGGAAGCCCTCGCGCCGCCACGGCTGATCGACGCGAGCATCGAGCCTGATGCGCACGAGGCGGCGGGCCATCTCGTTGGAGAACTCGGGGTTGTTTCCGGTGACGATCCAGATGCAGCGGATTGGCAGGCGCGTCATCTCGGAGACCCCGAGAATGCGGTCCTCCCAGAACGGCGCGGTCAGCGCTGCGGCCAGCGCTGAGCTGTCGAGCTTGTGGTGGATGTTGTCGATCAGCAGCAGCGCTGGAATCTGCCGCAGTTTTGCGGTGACCCGTTTACGCCATTCCTCATCGTCACTGGCCTCGGTCATGACGGAGGCACCGGAGCCGGTCAGAATGGTGGCAATCGCGTCGACCATCAGCGTTGCGCCGGTGCCGGGAGCGGGCTTCTCGATCAGGTGCAGCGGCGTCGGCCCATCGACCATGGCGCGCAGGAAGCCCAGAAGCAGCAGCGACACGGCGTGGGCGCGCTCGGCGAGCGATGTGAAGGGGAAGTCGCCCAAGAGATCGTCGAGCAGCAGCGAGCGCGCCTGAGTGATGTCGTTGGCCGTGGGGCAGTCGGGGATTGTTGGCACCGTGAACCCGGGTGTCGGGCGATAGAACAGCCTGGCGTCGGGGTGATATCCGGACTCGGTCAACAGCGTGCCACCGCGGCCGAACACCGGCGTGGTGACGATGCCGGAGAGCACCGGCAGACCGGGATCGGGCGTTGCCAGGATCGATTTGATCACCGCCGTGGGCGGATGGGCCGGCACCACGTCGCCGCTGCGACCCATGCGACGCCAGACCGCGAGCTTGGCCAGCATGTGGCGCAGGCGCTCGTCGGTGATCGTTACGGCGACAGGACGGCCTTCGTCGTCGGGCACGATCCAGGTCGGCAGCCCGCCCGAGCGGAATATCCAAGGCGAGCGGTTGGATTGCAGGAGCAGGCTCCAGGCCCGATCGACGGCGCGGGAGAGATCGCCGTCATCCGCACGCAGTGCTGGAAGGGTTTCGGCCGGCGCAACAAAGCCGACGGGCAGATGGCGGCCGGTCGCATCGGGCGTGAGGGCCTCGTCCTTATCATCCTTCGCGGTGAGTGCCGCCTGGACGATCGCCGCCACCGCCTCCGGTCCGTCGCGCAAGAGCACGTCGTTGAAATCGTCGCCCGGCCTGGTGGGAAGCGCGATCGCGACCTGTCGCCCCTCGGCCCGCAACCGGCGCGCTGCCGTCTCCGCCGCACGAGCGCCGGCGCCCGATGCATCATGGTCGGCGAGAATGACAATGCGGTGTGCTTCGGGCGGAAGCTTCACCTGCTCAAGATTGGTGGCCGACAGCGTCGCCCACACCGGCAGGCCGGGACAGGACGTCATGACGGCGAGGCCGGTCTCGATCCCTTCGCAGAGTCCGAGGACGATGGCGGCATCGCTGATCGGGGCCAGCCGCACCGCACCGCCCGCCACCCTGCCCAGCATCATGCGTGGCTTGGAGACGGCGGCTTTTGTCACCGTATCGGGCGCATCCGCAGCAACCTGCAGGTAGGTCCGATGAATGGCGAAGGACTCGCCGTCCACGTCGCGGACCACAGCGATCATCCCGGGGAAGCCTGATTTCGTCTCCCAGTGGGTCAGGTCATGGTGCGCGAGCAGATCGGCCACGCCGTCGAAGGCAAGCCCGCGACCGCGCAGATAGTAGGCCGCTGGGGTATCGGCCAGCGGAACCGCCCGCTCCATGATGAAGGCGATCTCGCGCGCCGTGTCGCGCTCCGGCTTCGCCGCCGCGGCCTGCGGTTCCTGCCGCGAGGGCGCGCCAGGCAACCAGCCCACCATCTCGGCCGCATGGGCAAACAGATCGCGGCCCTTGAGTCCCGTCGCCTCTTCGAGCGCGCTGAGCGGACCACCGCCATGGCCGCCATCGAAGTCGATCCAATCGCCGGCATGCTCGCCCTTGAGCGCGATGACGCAACTGCCCTGCTTGCGCGGCGCGGCGCCCTTGATATTGGCCAAGCGCCACTCATCGCCGACCCGCCGGCCGTTCGGGAACTGGTGCGGCACCCAGGATTCGGCCGTTGCGCGCAGCCGGGCCACGATGGCGTCGAGGTCGTAGCGGACTTGGCGCGAGGACGGATGGGGCGCGTCGTTGAGGTCAAGCAAGGATCACCAGCCCCTTCTCGGCCCGCGTGATCGCGGTGTAGAGCCAGCGACTGCGATCGGCCGCGGTGCGCCCGAACCCGTCGTCAAAGACGACGACGTTCTCCCATTGCGAGCCCTGCGACTTGTGGCAGGTGATCGCGTAGCCCCAGCTGGTCTCGATCAGACCGCGCCGTGCCTGCCATTCCCGCCGTCCGCGCTCGGGATCGAAAGCGACATGGTCGGCGTATTCGCCGCGCCAGAAGCATTGCCGTCCGGCGATGCTCAGACCGTCCTCGGTCTCGACCATGGCGCTGAAGGCGAAGGCGTCGCCCGGATCCTGCCGCACGTCGGCGAGGGTCAGGAACATGCCGTTGATCAGCCCGAGATCGTGGCGGTTCTTGAGGCAGATGATTTTCTCGCCACTCCCGGTGGGATAGTCGGCGCCGAAACCGGCCGCGCGCTTCATCGCGGTGTTGAGGGAGCGCCGCGTCGCGTTGGTGCCGCAGATCACCTGTCCGCCCTGCAGCATCTGCGCGGGCGCCACCTCATGGCGCGACATCTTCCAGACATGCTCGTCATGCGCGCCGGGCGGTATCGGCAGACCCTCGCGGGCCATGGTGGCAAGCCGCAGGATGGCGCTGTCGCCCGCCTGGCGATGCACCTCGGTCAGCATCACGTCAGGCGCTGCTTCGGTGAAGAAGCCGAGGCCCTTGATCGGCGGCAACTGGCCGGGATCGCCTAGCACCAGGATCGGCTTGCCGAAGGCCAGCAGATCGTGCGCCATGTCCGCGCCGACCATGGAGACCTCGTCGAGGACGAGCAGGTCCGCATCGCGCAGGGTCGACTGCTCGTTGATCAGGAACTTCGGTTGGTGGATGTCCTCGAGGCGTAGCTCGAGCTGGGCGATCCGGGTCATTGCGAAGTCCCGCTCGGCCGGCCCCATGCGTGGCAGGTCGCGGCGCAGCGAGCCCAGATCCTCGGCCACGCGCGCGATCTCCTCGGGCGTCGCCTCGGAAACCCGGTAGATGAGGCTGTGGATGGTCTGGGCGGGTGTACCCTTGCGCGTCATGACCAGCGCGGCCTTGCCGGTGAAGGCGGCAAAGAGCACGCCGCCAAGGCCGCCCGGAGCCATCGGCTCCAGCCCCAGCGCCTCTATCGCCATGGCGGTGATGGTGGTCTTTCCGCAGCCGGCATAGCCAAAGAGACGAAAAACCTGCTGCTCATGCCGCCGCGTCTCGTACCAGTCGCGAATTGCGGCGATGGCGCGGCCTTGGGCATCGGAGAGGGTGATCGTCATGCCCTGACCTCCCAGCAGCGCGCAGCGTAAGGACAGAACCGACACAGAAAGAAATCGGCGCTCGCCGCAATCCGGGGTGGCAGCTCGCCGGCCTCCGCCGCGCGCAGGATATCGACGGCCTTGTCGGACAGCGCCTGCGCGCTTGACGGATCGAACGGCACGACCTCGTGGTGGAGCGCCTGGGTGTCTTTGTTCAGCGCCGTGACGAGGGCGGTCTCCAGTTCCAGGTAGCCCATGTAGAGCTGGACCTGGGAGAAGTAGACCGGCTTCGAGAGCGCCAGGCCGTGCTTGACGAGATCGTTCCAGGACTTCGAGCCGAGCGCCTTGTGCTCCCAGAGCGCCGGCCATTTCAGTCCGACGTTCGGCCCGGCGAGGATCACGCCGTCGATGTGGCCACGCAGCTTGCCGCCCGCCGCCTCAAAGCCGAATTGACCGCCGTCGGTGCGCTCGGTGCGAAGGTCGAAGCCCGCGCCGCGAAGCCAGCGAATCGAAAGCGTCTCGAACTGGTGGCCGGCGTCGAAGATGCGCAGGATCGCGCCATCAAAATCCTTGCCCTCATCCTTGGGCGTATGGGTCACCTCGTAGACGAGCTTGCGCGCGCAGGGCTCGCCGATCCGGCTGCCGCCGAGATAGTCGCGCGGCCTTTGACGCCGGTTGCGCGCCACGAGAGCCTCGTCGATCAGCGCATTGATCCGATCGGACACGCCGATCCCATCGCCGATGCGGCCATAGACGAAGCCGGAGCCGTGGTTGAGATCGACGATCATGGGCGCGACCTCGCCCGAGCCTTAGCGGCGGGGTGCTGGTCGCCGGTGCGCGAATGGCAGTAGTCCAGGAACCCCGGCGCGTTGAGATTCTCCTGCTGCGTGCCCCAGCGCAGATTGTCAGCGCGATTATTGGCTGCGTTCTCATCGAGGTGCATGACCACGGCGCCCTCGAAGGGCGGGCCGCCATGGAATGCCTCGGCTACCAGTCGGGCGACCTTGTAGGTGCGGTCGCCAATCGTGACGATAAAACGCCCATCGGCCTTGTTCCAAACGCCAAAGGCCGGCGTTCCGCCATAGGGACGCTGCCCGCCGCGCGGCATCGCGCCACGATAAGGGACCAGCATGATACGTCCCTCATTGCTGGCGAGAACGCCAGGCAGGGACGGAATATCTCTCCAGATTTCTCCATTGGTCATGGCTATTCGTCGTCTCTAAAAGGGCAAGGGATCGTCGAGAGGATCGCGGGCGACCACCTGACGCTGCATCGACTCCCGAAACCCGTCGACGCAGGCCTCGATGATGCGGTCGATCTCTTCCGGCTTCCGGTCGTAGAACGGTGCCATCAGGTCGAGCTCGGTGAGCGTCTCGGCGAGAAACCGACGCGCCTCCTTGATTGCTCGGGTCTCCATGTCGGTTTTGTCGATCATCCCGTTGTTCCTGTTGGCGAGCGCCGCGCCGGCATCGAGGCAGCGCATCGAGCAGAAGCGGTGATAAGGAAAGCGGTCCCAGCGCATCTGGTGGACGTAGCCGAAGCCCCGCGCCTCGCGTCCGCAGACGGCGCAGACGCCTACCCGAGCAAGAGCCGGGTCAGGTCCTCTGCGTCGTCCGGCTGATCCTTGATCCGGTGCGAGGCCAGGACGATGAACCGCGAGATCGCGTTCGTCGCCATGGCTTCCAGATCGGCCAGCGTGAGCGAGGCGATGGGCTGGTGAAGCCTTCCGCGTCCTTCGAGCCATTGTCCCATCGCCTTCGCCGCCTCGCGCGTCACATGCGCCTGCCACTCATCCGCCGTCATGACCGTCAGGTGTTGAGCCAGGCCGGTCCTGTCACGGCAGGCTTCGGCGTTGACGGCGAAGCTACGGGCGGGGGCGCGCTCGGTTGCACCGTCCGGTTCCAGGCGGGCGCGGTACTTGCGGGCGCTTTCGCAGAAGACTGTCCCCAGGCCGGGGCTGCAGGCGGCACGGATGACGCAGCCTTCGGGCGCGCGCGGGTGCTCGGGCTCGGCGGCAGAACCTCGCCGTCCATCACCTTGCGCCACTCGGGTTCGCTCGGCAGAACCACGCGGTCGAGCTTGTTGCTGTCGCCGTAGCGCGGGTCGTCGCTGGGCTCGACCTTGAGCTTGGCGACGAAGGTGATGCCACTAAGATCGGCAAGACCGCGCAGGATCCGCTTTGCCTTGGCCGTTTCGCTCATGTCGCTGGGATCGAGCCCGAGCGCACTGTCGATCATCGCGCGGAAGCTGCCCTTGGATATCTTCCAGCCGATGGAGACGCCGTGCTCGTCGACCTTGCCGCCCGAGACGGTGAACATCTGCCAAAACTTGCGCCGGACGTGCGTGCCCTCGGCGACGGTGAACTCGGCATCCACCATCAGCACGTCGCTGCCGGGCGTGTTCGACGCTTTGAGCAGCCCCCGGTCGATCTCGCTCTGGCCGTCGGCCCCGCCAGGCCGGATGGTCATGGTGATCTTGGCGAAGGTGCCGTCAGGGATCAGTTCGCCGCTCTTCTGCGGCTCGGCGTCGTTCATGTCGAAGCTCATGGCTCGTCATCCTTTCCGGGTTGAGTTGATCTTGCCGAGCAGCGCGCCGAGGTCGGGCGGCTCGGTGACATCGAGACGGCCGCTGCGATCCTTCGCCGGCAGGGCGAAGGGGTTGCCGGCGCGGCAGACGAGGCGGCGGACCTCGCCGCGCTCCGGCTCGTGCCGCCAGCTGTCCCCATCCGCCGCGAACAGGCTCATGGTGATGACCTGATCCACGATGCCGGGCAGTTCGCGGCCGGCCTTGCCGCCTTCCATCTGCGGCTGCCAGGTCGTGCGGTTGAACTCGTCGGTGACGCGTTCGAGGATTCCGACAAAGATCACGGTCTTGGCCTGAGCGTGCTGCAGATGCTTGAGCAGGCCGATGACCTCGCGGGCGAGCAGACCGTAGGCGCCGCGGGTGTCGGGCTTGCCGGTCTTGTCGGAGAAGGCCTCGGGCCGGGTCTTCGCCCAGGCCATGGCCTGGCGCGTCAGGTCCGTGATCGAGTCGACGAAGACGATGCGCTTGCCCGCAATCATCTGAACGAGATCGGGGTAGGTCTGCACGAGGTGCTGATAGTGCGCCTCCGAGAAGAAGCCACTTGGATCGGCGGATGGATTGACCCCGCCGACGAGGCAGCCGATGTCGAGCGCGTCGGCGAAAGTGCGCACCGGGATGCTGTCGCCGGGCCAGTCCTGGACCGACTTCATTCCCGCCTCGAGGTCGATGCAGAGCGTCTCGGCCGGTGGCAGCGATTTCAGTAAGGATGTCTTGCCGACGCCGCTCGGGCCGAAGATCGCCATGGTGGTCTTGGCGCCGGCCGCGGACAGCCGTTCG